TGGAATGATGCGATTGAAGGTAGAGCAAGCATTCAATCTAACATTCATTACACCTACGGGTATGATGACGCTACAGAATATCAATATTCTTTTAGGCAATAAGTGTTAGACTGGCGGAGTCCAAGGTTGGTTCTCTGCCTGGTAGTCGGTTCGCGGCGCACCGATGGACAAAAGCGCCGCACCTTACCTGCCGAAATGGCACAAGCCAGAAGCCTGCGGCGGCACGATGCCTGAAGAATGTTGGCACTTGACATCCCGCGCCACTATGCCACCCTGTCCAACCGATACCACCAAACCATCGGGAGCGCAAGACCACCTATGAGAACCGAACCTGCCGCAACGCTAACCAAAATACGCACCGAAGAAGATGTGTTAACAGTATTGCTATCATACCTTCATTGGCACTACCTAAAAGTAACAAATACCAAAGAGCCTCATGTGGGAATACCAATAGATCCAGTCGAGCTGACTCAGATCGTTGCTGTTCTTGCAAAGTCAAACACAATGCGAAATATAAAAGAGTAGCTATTAACATCTATCCGGGGGAGGAAAGATGTCATTACTTGATTATTGCAATACAGAAAGACAGCGGAAAGTAATAGAGCTGTACGAGAAAGGCCTTGGCTACACAAAAATAGCAGAAGAGCTTGGCTTGTCAACAAGGTACAGCGCACGCGATACCGTACGCAATGTAAAAGGCAGAGCCGCATTAAGCGGTTACGCACCTCAGAATGACATGAAACACACTGTGCCTCATGGGTTTACAGTGAAAGGAGTGTCAACGTATTACAGCGAAGACGGACGCCCTGTTGGTCAATGGGTAAAGTCTATTGCTGATAGAGAAGCGCAGTTCAATGCAATGATTGAGCGGATTGAGCTAGCTTGCGATGGCATTACACCGTGGAAGCCAGTAAAAAAACCAAAGCAAATAGAGCCTGAGTTGCTTTCGCTTTTAGTCATCACCGACTTTCACCTTGGCAGTTACTGTTGGGGACAAGAAACAAGCGAAGACTACGATACCAATATAGCCAGGGACTTATTCCTTCAAAGCATTAAAGACATGATAGACAGCACACCCAAAAGCAAAGTTGGAATGCTGTGTAATCTTGGAGATTTCTTGCATTGGGATGGGCTCGATCAGTTAACGCCGACTGGCAAACATTTGCTTGAGGGCGACTCAAGATACTCTCGCATTGTAGATATAGCGATGACCGTAATGGATGCGGCAGTAAAGATGATGCTAGAGAAGTATGAGCAAGTAGTGTTTGTTTGTGCGGAGGGCAACCATGATATTGCTGGATCAATATGGCTTCGCAAGTTTATTAGAAAGCTGTATGCCAAAGAGCCACGACTTCAAGTTATAGATAACGATTTCCCTTACTACGCCTATCGGCATGGCGAAGTTATGCTGTGCTTCCACCATGGGCATAAAGTAAAGATGAACAATTTGCCAAAGGTATTTTCTAGTGAGCCTAGATTTAGAGAAGACTGGGGCAAATCAAAGGTGGCGTATATACACTCGGGACATTATCACAGCGAGCGAGTGCTAGAAGATGCGGGGGCTATTACAGAACAGCACCCCACATTAGCATCAAGAGATTCGTATGCAACTAGGCTTGGGCTTATGTCTCAGCGCGGTGCAAAAGTAATTACCTACGACAAGACGGACGGTGAGGTTAGTCGGATCACTATTCGTCCAAACAATTAATCGTCAGCTTCACTTAGCACATCAGCGATGGCGGCCCTTGTAGTAAAGGGCTTGCCTTTTGCGTCAGTCAAATACTTTATCCCTTGAGACTCCAACACCTTAATTAGCTTTGGTGTTGTGTAAGCCTTAAAGATGTCAAACAACTCTCGATAGTAAACATATTCAGCCATTAATTTCTCCTAGAAAAAAGCCCCGCTAGGGGGCGGGGCAAACGGATGTGGGGAAAGGAACCAAAACCCCACACTGGAAGTTACCAAGGGATATCGTCGTTTGGCACTGGCTGTGCTGGCACGCCTTTTGGCGGACCTCTGCGCGCTGGCTGACGAGCTGGCTGTGAAGCATCTGGCTTCCACATATCACGCTCAGCATACCACTTGCCAGACCGACCTTCTTTGATCTCGATGTTGATCCACTCTAGCGATGAGTCTCCGGCTTTTTGTGCCGCAACCCAAGGACCAAACTCATCTAACTTAAATGAAAGCTTTAGCTTTACAAAGTCGGGTGCGTTATCGTCGGGTAACTTTACAAGCATACCGCTAACAAAGTTTTTCTCGTCGTTCATGCTGTTCTCCTTAATGGATTAATTTTCATTGCTTGATTTTCACGGGTGGTAAAAACACCGCCCTTTGATTGCGCCAGATTCAAAGCCTCCTTCACCTCGTTTGGCGTCTCTTCTACTATGCAACGCAGTTGCTCCCACTCTTCGTTAGCCACTGCACTTTTAACTTGCCAAATAAAATCGAACTCCTCGCGTATCACTTTCATGTACGCAAGGAATTCTTCTTCATTAGTTACCATGCTCGGTTACTTGCCGTTGCAGTATTAGCATCATCATCTTTATCTGCACCAATGCCTAATGCCATTGATAGGCTATAACGTTTAGCGTAAGTAATGGCGCTACCAAATGCTTGCGCTGTAGCCTTATCTGCTCGGACAATCATCTTGCCGGTCGATAAAGAATCACCATGTCCATACAACACAGTTTCAATGCAAGCGCCAACCTCGCACTCATGACTGATTTGCTGAATCATTATGTCGTGACTGTTTAAAGCTTCTTTGGCATAGTCCCAAAGATCTTCAAACTTTACATAACTACTTTTAAAGTGAGGGTTTACTGCATCAGCCGAGGCGTGAGATAACTCTCGCTGAACTTGTAAAAGCTCTTGAATTAACTTGCTCATGTTGCTCTCCTTTTTGGTAGGTAAAGCCATCCTATCGAACTTCAAAAGAGTTGTAAAGAGTTTTAAACCTTTTAAAAGTTATTGACAAGATTACCCATCTAATACACAGTTAAAGTCTTTTCGACCGAAATATAGGGGACTACTAAATGAGTGATGAATGGTCACTTTATTGCGACTCGCAAAATCAAATAACAAAACCAATCGACATAGGACAAAATGGAAAGTCAGCCTTAGATAGACTAAGGAGTGCGGCACTAAACGACCGCATAGAGGAGCTTGAGGAGCGCCTCTCTAAAGAGAAAGACGTTATACCAGGCATGATTACTACCGGAACTGTAACGCTCGTATACGCCCCGTCAGGAGCTGGTAAGACGGTGTGGATATTAGGCAACCTGTTTCAATCTATACGCAACAACCTTATTAAAGGGTCGGACGTTATCTACTTCAATGAAGATGACGGCGCCAGAGGCGCACTGCAGAAAGCTAAGCTAGGCAAGCGCCACGGCATGACCATGGTGACACTGGCAAACAGCAACGACCCAGCACTACGCACTACCAATGACGCACTAAATCTACTGAATGCTATCCGCCAAGAAGGAGAAGCAGACGGCAAGATTGTTATATGCGATACGCTAAAGAAGTTTGTTGGCGTAATGAACAAAGGTGAGATGCGTGAAGTGCTTCATGTGTTTCGAGAGTTTGCCGCCGCTGGCGGTACAGTTATTTTGTTGGGTCATTGCAATAAGCATCGAAGCATGGACGGCAGGCTTGTGTTCGAGGGTGTTGGAGATCTCAAGGCAGACGTTGACAATATGTTTGGCCTTGATCCACTAAACGACAAGTTTGCATTTCACCAAGAGTTATTAGTAATTAATGAAAAGGATCGTAGCCAGATCAGTTTCGAGGGTGGATTCAAGTATAAGCAAACTAGCGAGACTGTAGGGTATGAAGAGTCTGTTGACTCAGTGCAGTTTATGAGTCCCGACGACATAACAGAAATGAAAGACAAGCAATCTGCTCAGATAAAGATAGGAAAAGCGATTGCAAAGTACGAAGACGAGTACATCTTCCTTCAAAAAATAATGAAAGCGCACAAGCTTTACTCTCAAAGCGAACTGTTTCAGATGCTAAACGACGACGAAATGAATCCTAACGGCGTAACAAAGAAAATGCTTCGCACCTGCATGGACTTACTCAAGGGCAACAACCTAAAGCTTGAGCGCAAAGGCGCTTACGGTCAGAAGTTTTATAGATGGATACCAATGTAGAATGCCCAGAATGCCCGCGATGCCCGTGATGCCCTAATCTAGTGTGCCCATTGAGTCTTGCAAGCGGCTTAATGCGACATAAGGGGCAGTCAAAACAAGGGCATTAAAGGCATCAAAGGCAAACTGGGCAAACTGGGCAAAGTAAATGGGGGATACATGGAAACAGCACACAGATGGCTTGTTGATACAAAAGACAAACGAGATTTCTTTATTGCTTTTATCAAGGATCAGTTCGACCAAGGCAAGCTAATACTCTATGCAATTAAAGATACAACGCGTAGCGACAGACAGAACAACGCTATGCACCTATGGTTTAGGCAGATAGCTGAAGAACTAAATGATGCTGGATGCTGGGTAAGACATCCGTTCAGTGATAACTTTGAGATACCGTTTACTGAAGTGCTTGTAAAGGAAATGCTCTACAAGCCCATTATAAAGGCCATGCACGGCAAAAACTCTACAGCCAAGCTTACCCCTGCCCAACTCTCGGAAGCCGCTGAGGTGCTAACGAGGTGGCTCTCAGAGAACAAGCAGGTATATGTACCATTTCCTCAACAACTAAAGGATCAGTTATGAAACTAAAAAGAACAGCGGCAGACCACTGGTTTAGTAGATGCGTTCGGATTCGCAACGAGTTTAAATGCCAAGGATGCGGCAAACAGTACGAAGAAAACAGCGTTGGATTGCACTGCTCGCACTACTTTAGCCGCGCTAAAAAGGGCCTACGCTACGATGGAATGAATGCGTTTGCTCACTGCTATGGATGTCACCAGAAGTATGGCAGTAGCCCTGATTACTTTGTGCGTCATTATATTGACACCTACGGCGAAGGCGCCCTTGAGTTAATTAGAGAAAAAGCAGAAGACATTGAGCTAGGCAAACGTGCACACAAAGAGCAAAAGGAAATAGCCAAGCACTACAAAGCAGAAGCCGCCCGCATGGAGAATGACAGGGCAGCAGGGGTAAGGGGCTGGTTAGAGTTTGTTAGTTGGGACTAAGACTCTGAGTTTCTTTTGCGCATTGCTTCTTGCAAAAGACCTTGAGTAGTCGTTGCACCCACAGCTCCAGCCGCTCTTTCCGCGGCTCGTATAGGCTGAGTATAAAATGGTAACTCTTGAGCAATTGCTTGTGGCGGTCGCTCTCTATCTAACACCTCAACAACTGTCTTTCCAATATCTAAAGGTCGATCAATAGCAATCGGCATCATTCCTTCAGCAAAAGTATAAAGCAAACCGTTTTGTTTAATCTGACCATACTGATAATCGTTGAGGCCAAGCGTATTAGCTGTAAGCAAACTTGCCCAGGCGTCGCCGTATCCGCGAACCAATCCGCTAAATGAAGCTTCGCCATCACCAAAGATAAACTGACGGCCTTCGTTAATTATTGCATAGCCACCTGCACCGTATGCCGCATAACGACCAAGGAACTGAGCCGCTTTTTCTGGCTTACCAGCCTTGATGTTGCCCATTACTTCTCGCAACGCGAGAGCCTGTTGTTTAACCACGAAACCACGCAACGCCCAAAGCGGTCGAAGATTAGGATTTCTAGCCCATGCCGCAGGACGACCTGCCGCACTAATTAACTGTTGTTGACCTAACCCGGCAAACAAAAGTTCTTCTACAAGTTTTGCACCATCGCCTGTGTATTTAGGCCAGTCCATGCCATGCTTGTTTAGCTGATCGCTAATCAAGTCAAGCTCGGCTTTATTAAAATAAAATCCCCAGTTTTCAGAAAGGTTTCCTATTCTAGCGTCGTCAACTGCGCTACGAAGCACGCCACGCATTACACCTTTTTTGCCTACCCGATCCATAGCCGCAAAGCCTGAGCCTTTCATTAGAAAGTCAGCGCCTTTACGCATTTGATGCGCAGTACCTGCCATAAACCCTTGGTTGTTTGAAGCAAGTTCGTTGGTCTTGTTGACAAATTCGCCAAAAGTCTGGTTGCTTAAACCCATTTTTTTAAGGTCTGGGCTAGGGATCTTCTTAAAAGGGTTAAGAACCTTTAAGCCTTCAAGCGCGGCACGACCGCCGTACTTTGCTCCTAGCAGTGGAATGTCAGCAAGATTAAGAATTGCCGACATAGGGCCAGCAAGCGTAGTTGCATAAGCCAAAGAGTTAGCCGCTTGAATTGCTGGATGAGGCGTTTTTGCTTGACCCATAATGGTGTCAGTTATTTTGTTTACGGCATACTGAGCGCCATCATTGCTAATACCTTTTTGCGTTAAGGTATAAAACAAAGAGTCCAAAAACTCCTGCGGAGTTAAGGCAACTAGCGCACGCTCCGGGAGGGTTGCTTTTTTGGCAGATAGCACATCGTCAATTTTTACGCCAAACTTATCCTGCACCTGCGCAAGACGCTCCATCTTAAAAATTCGTTGCATATCCGAAATAATGGGATTGTCGTAATCCTCTGGGCGTGGAGCATTAGAATCCTTATTTAAGTAAGAGCCGCGAGTACGACGCTCCATGCCGGGATCTTCAAACATCTTTTCGATTTCAGCATCTGTCATGCCTTCATCTTTTAGCTCTTTGTATCTAGATATGTTGCGTGTATGTAGATAAGTAAGCTCATCTGGAAATGCAGCGCCAAATACTTTTTTGTTTAGTTGAGCATTCTTTTTATAACTGTAGTTAATGTACGCTTCAAGCACATTCATGTGCTCTGTATTGAGATCACTGCCTAGCTCTTTGCGTAGCTTAGCAAAAGAGTCTTTTCGTGTTTTACCTAACTTACCTGCGGCATAGTCAAGCATTACGCCTTTAACTCTTTCGCTATCGTTAATAATTTTAACAATAGGAACTAATCGCTCTGATAAACCATCAAGCTCTTTATTTGTTGTAGCAAGAGCGGCTTCATCAGCACGTTGAAATCTAGCACCTACCTGCGGACTAACAACACGCATCAGCTCATCTGATACGCCAGTTACCTTATCATTGTAGAAGTTCTTAACAGCGCCAGTTAAACCAGACCAAAGCTCGCCAGCGGTTTTTGCTTCTGACAAAGGTTTTTGAGTGTATTGAGGGTTGTCTACCTCATCAAATACTTCATTAGCTCTTGCCGTTTCAATATCTTTGTTTGCTAGTTGAGGCTCAATTTTTAAAGATTTATCAGCAAGATCGTGGCCTTCAGTTCTTAAACCCCCGGTTGACGATGGCATTGTTGCTACATCAATAAGCTTACCTAACGCCAAACCACTTAAACCGCCAACAACAGCGCCAGCGGCACGCTCTTCAAAGCTTTCACCCGAGCCAGTACCGTAAGCCGCACCCTCCAAAGCACCTTGCTTAGCCGCAGAAGTAACGCCTAAACGAGCAAGACCAGCCGCACCCGCAACAGCAGTAGGCACACTACCTGCTAATTCAAAACCAATAGCAGAAACAGGGTTCATTTCTTTGTATCTTTTTTGTTCTTCCCGTATTTTTGCAAGAGCAATTTCATACTCTTCATCAGATGCCGCCGCCTCAAGTTCATCGGCAAAACCAAACGTAAGACCCTGAGCTACCGCTCTAACATTTCCAATATTTTGAGCCGTTTGTTTTTGCTCTATATAACTAAAGTAGTCATCAACAGCAGAACCGGTTTTAGGCTCTAATAACTCTGGAGCTTCTTCTTCAGAAAGTAACTTAAGATATTCTTCAACAGAACTCATTTAATTAGCCTCTAGGTGATGGCCCATATTTTCTTTCTTTAGCCGCCGCTCTAACAGCTTCTATTCCAGCCGTTGTTTGTTGTCGCTTGGCCTGCAACCTTTGCTCGCTTTGTCTATTAAGCTCTTGCTCTGCCTGTATCCTATCTATGCCATCAGCCATTAACTCTTGTATTGCGGCCTCTCGCTTTTCTTCTAACTTTGTTCTTTCTTCTCTACGTTTTGCCGCAAGTTTTGCTCCAGGGGTTTCTATTTGCATTTGATCTAATGCTTGTTGCGCTGCTTGCTCGGGATTAGCTGACGGGTTTTTACGATACTCAAGCTCTAGCTTTCTTTTAAAGTCAACAAGATCATCGCCCTCTAATCCTTGAACAATTCTCGGGAGGTCTTCGCTTTCAAAAAAATAAACTTCACTTTCCATGCTTTGAAGGTACCGAAGAGCATCACCTGCACGATCTTTTGCATAGGCTTCAGAGTTATATAAAGCTCTTGTGCGCTTGTCTTCCGCATCAACCAAAGCGCGTAAAGCAAAAGCCGCGCGTTTTTTGTCTCCGGGGTTTTTAGGATTGTTATACAAACGCAACTGTTCTTTAGCTTCTGCGCTATCTACAAGCTTTGGGTTGCTTTGTAATGCATCAATATACTCTTTAGGCAATGTGCTTTCTGTAGCAATTAAGCCTGCGGCTTCTCTTGATTTTTGTATTGCAACAGCTTCTTGTCTGATTCTTTCTTTTACTGAATCTGGAATTTCAGGAGAAAGCTGATCTATATAAGCATTAATGTCGCCACTATTTACTGCAGATAATGATGCGCCATCAACAAGTTTATTATTGTTATCTTCCTCTAAAGTTTTACCTCTAGTATATGCTTCCCATTTTGCATCAGCCTCTGCTTTTTTAGCTTTAGCTTGAGCTTGTGCCGCTTCAACTCTCATATTTTGAACTTTAAGAATTTCTTGCGGTGTTTTGGCTTTTGATTCAAGAAAGTCAAATTGTTGATCGAGAGTCATTGTTTTAAATTTAGCAACTTCTGCAAGCTGTCTTTCTTCTTCTTTTATTCGGCCTGGCATTTCGCCAAGTTCACGAGCCGCAGTAAACAAACCTTCTTGATAAGAAGGTTGAGTCATAGCTCGTAAAAACTGCTGTGAAAACTTAGCCATGATTAGCCTCCAATTCCTAAGATATCTGCAATGCCGCTACCTATGCTTCCAAGGCCACCAGCAATACTGCTAAATAAACCACCTAAGCTTGAGCTACCGCTTGGTGCCGCTGAAGCCGCACGCTGTTGGTTAATCAAGCCTGATATCACATTACTACCGATACCACCAAGCAAGTTTGCTCTGGCTTGCTCTGCTAACAACTGAGCCTCAATGCCAGACAGTGCAGTCTCACCAAAGAGTCCGGTGCCAAACTGTTGCGCCTGCTGTGCAAGCTCTTGCTGAATTAATCCAGGCTGTAATGCCGCAATCAACTGTTGCTGTGGCAAGTAACCAGCACCTAAGAACTGACCACCTAGCGCCGCTTGTTGTGCTTGCTCTGCTTGAGCCTGTTGCATAGCAGTTAGCATAGAACGATCACGAGCCTCACGTTCTGCCGTACTCAATGCTAAGAGTTCTGGTGTAGCACCGCCGTATGCCGCTGAGGACGTTCCTAACCGCCCCTGAGCCGCTAAACGCTCTTCTAGTGCTAGACGTTGGCGCTCTTCTTCAGGACGCTGTGCGGCCCGCATACGCTCAAATATAGCCTGCTCTCGGCTTGTGGTCGGTTGTGCCGCTTGTCCGAAGAATGTTCCAGCGCCACCTAACAACTGTTGCTGTAACCTTTGCTCTTCAGGAGAAAGCGTCATGCCTATTTCAAGACCTTCGCCAGCAGGTGCTGTAGGTTGTTGCGTTGCAACGCCAGTTTGAGGGAATGAAACTACTGGCGTTATACCTGTTAGTTGATCAAGGATTTCGCTTAGGGGCTGGCTATCCCTGTTTCTTTGGTTAGGGAAAACATCTGGTACTGCTTTAGGAAGAGGAAAACCTGCTATTGGAGAATCACCTATTTGCGAAAACTCTTCTACTGGATCGCCTGACGGCCTAAATGGTGCTGGCATTGTTGGCATTGTTGGTGTTGGCGGAGCCGCTGGTGCCTGCATAGGTGTAGGGAAGACATCACGAGTCATTAATCCTTCAAGAACTCTAGGCGTAGGTGCCTGCATAGGCGTAGGGGGTGTTGACTTAGACTTGTTGTACTCAGCCATTGCTTCTAGATAGCCCATCGGGCCAGATGTAGTAAACGGTGTTGGCGGCATGTAACTAGTATCTGGTGTAACCACTCCAGCTGGAAAAGGCTGTCCCGGATCAATGCCAAGCTTGCTTCTAAGCTCATCAAAAGCGCCCTCACGAGCGTCTGATATAGGTTGCCTTAGCTGATTTGCACCCGGAGGTTGATAACCAGAGTTTATTAATTGTTGTTGAAGCTGTCTTAAAAGCGCATCTTGTCGAGACGTATCTGGTGCAGGGCCGCCTACTCGGTATTCGAGGTCGCCAGGTCTAAACAGCCGATCGCCCTGAGGCAACATCATTGAAGGCTGACTTACAGGCTGAGGCATAGGTTGTCCCATACTAGGCTGACCACCCATACGTGCAGTAAACATAGCGCCTGTAGGAGTAGTTACCGTAAATGGCCGGAACTGTGACTCTGCTTGACCCTGCTCAGCAATTTCTATTGCTCCACTTCTTGCCTGAGCGCCAATATCGCTAAGACGGTCATAAGCTTCTCTGGTTAACAAGCCGCCAGCCAATCCCATTAAGGCGTTAGGGGAGCCAAGTACTTGTTGACCAGCACCCATAAGACCGCCAAATATGTCGCCTATGCCGCCTACTATCTGACCAAAGCCAGAAGTCCCGCCTGCTGTTGCAGTAGCAAGGTCTACAGGAATGTTTGCGTTACCCATTGCCGGAATGTTTAAACCTCCGCCAGTAGTAAAGCCGCCGCCAGTTCCAGTATATCCGGGAATATTTAAGTTCATAGCAATTTACCTATCAAAGCCATTACGTTGATTTCTTGTAGTGATAAGGGTGATCCGTCTATGTCGGCTTCAAGACCTACCTGCACACTGGTTCCATATCCTGTGGTGTTTAAGCTACGCTGACTTGTTAGCTCACCACCTGTAAATTCGACTGTCGTGTATTCGCTTTCGCCATAGTATCCGGTGATCTGAGTACCTACCGTAAACTCTGCCGTAGAAAATGTCGTGTCAAAGTCATAAGCCCACTTAAGGAATACAGTCGCGCTGTTTGCGCCAACCAATGTGGGCTTTAGTTTTTTAAGAATTTTGATCCGAGAGCTGTCGCCAAACGTCAGGCTTGGGCTGTAATACTTAAAGCGATACGCCTCATCGTTATCTGCATAGCCCGTGTACTCGCTAATACCTTGGTTTGTGCCGATGTATAACGTGCCATCTTCTAGTCGAGTAAAGGATGAGAAGCCTGTGCCAGGCCATCGAGTCACACGATACGAGCCATTCTCTACTGTGCCGCGAACGTCAAAACAGAACGTTGTGTTCTGCCCTGTAAACGATAGTAGATAGAAGCCTTCTTCTGGGCTGTATACCGATCTAAAGAACTCTGTCTCTGCTTGTAATGAGGCAATGATGTCTTTTGTAATGTTCCCTGACAAACTGCTAATCGGCATAGACTTTTCTTGGATTGTCCTGCCAAAGCTCTTTAAGCCTGTGTGCGACAAAAACAGCACATCTGTGCCTGTGTACTGCACCGTATCTCTATCGACACAACCAACACCTGCTACGGTATCTGCTACTGACATTGTGGCCGGAGCCTCTGCACCTTGATAGGCAATGATGCTATGCTTACCAAAGATAATAAGAAGACCGTTGTGTGAGGCTAGTGCAACAATTTCATCATAGCCATCAGGCCATACCTTTGAGATATCAATAGAACCGCTAGTGCCACCCGACCAGTCGTGACCAATTAAAAGATCACTCCAGTAAATAGTAGATTTGTTAGCACTAAAATCCGCTGTCCAGAGCCGACCATAGGCCGCTATAACTTCGTTGCCATACATGGTACTGACTACACCTGCGGCACCTGACACAGTACTTAACTTAATTACTGAGCCACCCGCATTGTCATAAACTAGAGGCTCATAGCCACGCTGAAAGAAATAGATGTTGTCGTTGAAGTTAACGATCTTCCAGTTATCAGCAGTAATTGAGTAACTAGCAGGGGTCTCGTCAACTAGCGTAGTTGTGCCGCTAATAATCTTGTTGTTGCCAACAGAGAAAATCTTAGTGTTACCACCATCATCCCTAAACTCTTTGATTGCACGGATAGACTCCGAACCAAGTACAGTCTTAGTAGTTGTAATGACGCTATGGCCCTTACGTGCGGCAATACGTCCTCGCTTGTCGATTACAGCGTTGTCTGCAATCTCA